CAACTTTCAGAACAATGAAGGTGCAGCAGTCCTCGACTTCATGCAAGAAAATCAGAAGCGTTTGCGTGAACTGTCAATCCGTACTGCACTCAAGATTGCTGATTTGATTAAGATTTCCCCGAACAAGTGGCAGGCACTTGCTATCAGCACTGTAATGAAGCGGGGCTAATTTACATAATAATAAAAACTGCCTTTCAACAAACTTACGGGGACTTGGGTCCCCGTTTTTTATTGCTTTAAATAGATATACGTGTTATACTGATATTATGAAGAACAAAGAACAACTATTATACTTCTTCCTAGGTGGTAAGATCAGCTTAAGTCAGTATGACTATAAGTTTATGGCTAACCTACAGACTATGATACAGAACAATGCTAGGGTCACTAGCAACCAAGCCACACTATTCGATAAGTTGATTAGCAAGTATAGCAAGCAACTTATTAAGAATGGCTTTGTCAAGGAAGACTTAAAACTACTACCTTGGAAGACTATGGTAGTAGAAAGCACACCTGAATACACGGGTGCAGTTGTTCGACTTGTTAGTAATGAGATTACTATTCGTGTTCCCTTTAACAAGAGTTTCATCAATCAGTTTAGACAGGTTGAAAACAACAATTATGTTTGGGACGGAATTGAGAAGTTATATCGTACTGAGTTTAACACGCTTAGTTTCAAAATAGCACATAGTATTCTCCCTAAGCATTTTCAGTATGTCAAATACTGCGATACACTTAGAAATATATTAGACCAACTCTATGAATACAAGAATCTTGTTTGGAATCCAACTGTTGTCAAATACAACGGCAAGTTGCTATTGGCTGCGTGTAATGAAGTATTAGGATCATTGATTACTAATGATGATTTAGAAATCACTCCTAGCAACTTGTTTAAGCTTAAGCGTATGGGCATTACTATCAGTGATGATATCTACAATAATAATGAAAAACTTAAGTTTTCTTCAACGGATATCTACGAAACAGATATTGAGGATATAGAAACAACGATATCTTGGATGCGCAATCTAAACTGCGAGAATGTCATATTGGGTAGAGGTATGCGTTCAGCAAGTTGGAAAGAAGAACTTACAAATCTTATTGAGAAATATGGAATGAAGGTACATGGACCAATGGGATATGGGCAGATTCCACTGTCGGGCACCACTATGCTTATTCAACATTTCTCAACAAATGATAAGCATATGTTTAATCCAATAAGTAAAACTATCGTGATCAAGGATTCACGACCGATCGAGGTATTATGACAATCAAAATCAGTATTAAAGATGAAGTCAATGTAAGGATTGAAGGCCTTGAGGTAGGTGATCGTCGTGCGTTGATGAAGATGTTTGAGTTTGAAAAGCCGGGAGCAAGATATCTTCCTGCTGTTCGTCTTGGACGTTGGAACGGCAAGATCAGTTATTTCAGCTTAGCTGGAAGTACATACGTCAATCTACTTGATAATATTATTCCTTATATCTATGACAAAGGATATGACATTGAATTAGACGATCAGCGTATTAAGCACGGTGATCTAAAGTTTGAACGTATCAAAGAAGATAGTTTTAGCGATACTGTTTGGCCAGATAAGCATCCGATGGCAGGTCAACCTGTTATTCTCCGTGATTATCAGGTAGAGATTGTTAATAATTTTCTAGAGAACCCTCAATGCTTGCAGGAAGTCGCTACGGGCGCTGGTAAGACATTGATGACTGCTGCTCTAAGTAAGAGCATAGAGCACCTAGGACGCTCTCTAGTAATTGTTCCTAACAAGAGTCTAGTTGTGCAGACCGAAGCAGACTACATCAATCTAGGACTTGACGTAGGCGTTTATTTCGGTGATCGTAAAGACTATGGTAAGACGCACACGATTTGTACTTGGCAAAGTTTAAACAATCTATTCAAGAATACCGCAGACGCGGGTGAGGATCCAGAGTTTGTAGCTGGGTTTTTTGAAGATGTAGTTTGTATTATTGTCGATGAAGTCCATATGGCAAAAGCCGATGTCCTTAAATCAATGCTGACCGGTGTGTTCAGCAATGTTCCTATTCGCTGGGGACTGACAGGAACCATTCCAAAAGAAAAATTAAATCAGGTATCACTACTCGTGTCGTTGGGCCCTGTCATTGGTAAGCTATCAGCAAGCGAGTTACAGGATAGAGGTGTGCTTGCACAATGTCACGTTAATATTGTACAACTTAAAGACAATGTAGAATTTACAAACTATCAATCAGAACTTAAGCATCTATTAGAAGATGCTAATCGATTGGATACAATTGCTGGATTGATACAAAAGGTCAATGAAACAGGTAATACACTAGTTCTTGTCGATAGGGTTAATGCTGGTAAAGAACTTGTGGCTAGATTATCTAGCGCAGTATTTGTGAATGGTTCTACAAGTCTTACAGAACGAAAGGAAGAATATGATGAGGTTGCCACAAGCGACGATAAAATTATTGTCGCAACGTACGGCGTTGCGGCTGTCGGTATTAATATTCCTAGGATCTTTAATTTGGTTCTTATCGAGCCTGGTAAGTCGTTTGTTAGAGTTATTCAATCGATAGGCAGAGGCATTCGTAAGGCAGAGGATAAGGATCATGTTCAAATTTGGGACGTTACAAGTTCCTGTAAGTTTGCTAAGCGACATTTAACACACCGCAAAGCTTTCTATAAGGAAGCAAACTATCCCTTCACTTTGGAGAAATTGGACTATTAATAACTTGACATATACAACAAAGATTGATAGAATAACACTATGAGAATACTTACCCTTGAAAACGAATTTTATAATTTGGAAACAATGCCAGAAGAAATAGATGATTTGCGTTTTGCTATTTTAGATAATAGTAATCCACAAAATGTCGATTATCATTTTATTCCTCTTATCTTTCTTGAATCTTTTAATAGTCCAGCACTTGTATTAAAGGTAGCTGACAAAGTTATTAAGATGCCAATCGATTGGCAAGTATTGATTGGTGAGCAGGAACACGGAGACTTAGAAGCATTGCCGTTGTCAAGCTTAAATGATCGCGGATTTCATGCTTTCCAGTTTAATCCACTAACATCTTTCAGTCCTAGTTTTCTTCCTATTGAAATCTTAGATATTTATCCTGATGTGACATGGTATAGTCCAAGACTTAGAAATGGACAATTTTTGAGTGTTCCTATTGACGAATCAGAAAAACCAAGATGTATCTATTTTGTTAAGGAAGTCAGTAGGAATTGTGAAGTAGTAGATTATAGTCAGGCATTTTGAGGAGAAAATAATGCTTAAAGTAGATAGTATAAAGACTTTTAAAAAGCTGAATCAAGGTGACGTAATGGGAGTAGTGAGAACACTATATCCTAACATAGAGATCGAAACTATTCTCTCCAATAAAAAGAGGAAGAAGTCATGATCAGACTAGTCGGTATTCTAAGTGTAATTTTATTTTGGGTTCTAATGATCGCACTCAGTCCTGTAGTTTTACTTTTAGGTACATTAATTTTTGTTTTAGCAGTGTGTAGTGCTATTAGTTCATTAGTTTATCATTTTGTAACTGATTATTTGAAGAGGAAGAAGCTATGAAGTATCGTATTGAAATCGGTGGTCGCGGCGGCGAAATTGCTATCGGTAAAGTAAAGCGTGAATTTTATGACGCAATTCAAAATAATGATGTAGAATTCGATGATTACGCATGGAACAATGATTTCTTCGAAGAAAACGAAGAAGTAGAAATTTCAGAAGAAATTCGTCCATTTGAACCAGGCGAATGGTTTGAATGTGATGATCTTTGTCATAATACTGGACCTGCTTCTGAAGATTGTTATGTTTCTGTCCTTGATGAAAATAATAACGTCATCTATGATACACTTACTGTAGATCGGTTTTATGATTTAGGTGCGGACTCGCAGCAGATTGAGGAAGTATATCCACAAGAAACATTAGAAGATGGAGATGTTTATTTCATCGGTCAAAGTTTTGAAAAAGGCCTTTTTTTAGGCTATGAAGTAGAAGATAGCGTGTTTGATCCTAAAAAACTAGTCTTCAATACTGCTGATTGTGATGGCTGGGAGTTAATCGTCGGGGTCAATTACAATGGAGTGTCCTTAGACGATGATGGTAACCTTTCTACTGTTGGCAAAGGCTCAGAGTTCCAACTTATCCTAGTTGAGAAAGATTGATGGCTAAGATTTTCATTACAGGACACAACGGATTTATTGGTTCGCACATTGTCGAGCGTTTGGAGAACGATAATGAACTTGTATTTTTAGAAGGTGATCTCCGAGATTATAAGTCAGTAACTAAGCAATTACAGGAAGAAAATCCTGAAATTATAGTCCATTTAGGTGCAAGAACAGAAGTAGAAAAAAGTTTTTACGAACAGGTAACCTTCAGTGAGATTAACTATGTAGGAACTGTTAATCTTATCGAATCAGCCCGAAATCTTTCTAATCTGAAAAATTTTGTATTTGCTTCTACAATGGAAGTATATGGTTGGCAACCAATTAGTGACCTTATTCGTGATGGTAAAGAAACAGATATAGAAGTGTTTGATGAAGAAACTATTCCTAATCCCAATGCTCCCTATGCCGTAGCCAAATATGCATGTGAAAAGTATCTTGAATATGCACATCGTAGTTATGGATTCCCTTATACTATTATTCGTCAAACTAATGCATATGGTCGCAAAGACAATGATTTTTTTGTCACAGAGCAAATCATTACTCAGATGTTGAAGAATCCAAATGAAATTAATTTGGGATATGGTACGCCATATCGTAACTTCATCTACATTGATGATTTATTAGATGCATGGGAAACTGTTATTAATAATCCTAATAAGTGTATTGGCCAACTATTTTGTTTGGGACCAAATAATGCTATTAGAATCAGTGACTATGTTGATATGATTGCCAAGAAGATTGGTTGGAATGGTAAAGTTAATTGGAATACTAAGCCTGCCCGCCCTGGTGAAATTTATTTGCTAACCAGTAGTAATGCAAAGCTTACTAACATGACTGGATGGGAACCTAAGGTTTCTCTTAGTGACGGGTTAGATAGAACAATTGAATTTTGGAGAACACATTTAAATGTCTAGTGGACTAACATTGGGTCAGGCAAAGTATAACAGAACGATAGCAGGCACTCTACCCAGCCAAACTGTATTTAGGCTTGACACTGCTAGAAATCGCAAGGTACGTAAAGAGAAGGAAAAGAAGATGGGTTGGTTTAAGAGAAAGTTTGCACAGTGGTCCCGCGAAGCATGGGAAAGCGGACAGAAGGCAGAAGTATATGCTACTGATTCGGTAAGACCTTACGACGGTATTAGCGGCAAGACCAGCATTCGCTTCACTATCTATCCAGCATCAGGAGGCTACGTAATTGAACATTACAAGAGTGACCGCATGCGAGAAAGTGATGGGCCATCATTAACGATTGTTAATAACGGTGATAGTATTGGTCAAGCTATTGAACACGCTATTGCAATTGAGTCGTTGAAGGCATAATCATGAACGAGCCAGTCTATATTACAGACACCGGTCTAATAGCATTGGCATTAATGGTATATCACCAACAAGTGCTAGAGCTTGACGGATCGCAAGAATTAGCTGACCGCTCATATGAATTATATCTAAAATACAGAGACATGGAAGACAATGGCTAAAGAAACTCTATCAAAAGACGAAAAGTTTGAGAAGATTGACTTTGATCTTTTTGAAGCATTGGCGGCTATTGACCGCAAGGACTATTCGTATTATGATAGACTTACTGAAGAACAGAAAAAGAAGTTTGTCCCCTTCATGCTGATTCATTGGGTTAGTGCTATTAAGGGTAACAGTGAGTTACAGAGCTATTATCTACAAAGTACCGAATACCACGCTAACAAATATCTGTTTAATGAAAATGTTCAAAAGAATCCTAAACTACAATGGTTGATGCTATGTGCAGCAAGCCCGGGTTTAGGAAAACAATTTCATCAATGGATTCCGCATATTAAAGATCGTGTTACTAAACTAAAAGAAAAACCCAAACACAAAGAGATTAAGGATTATTTCAAAAAGATATATCCTAAAAGTAATGATAGTGATTTGAATACAATCACTGATGTTTTTATTGACAGTCATCGTAAAAAGATGTATATTGCTAATAGATTCCCCGAATTAAAATTTGATGAAATTGAGTTGCTAAGTGAGCTTGTTACAGATAAAGACATTGAAAACTACGAAAAAGAACTCGGAAACTAAGTCCGAGTTTTCTTGTGAGTTTTGTAATCGTAGTTTCCAACGTGAGACTACAATGATTAAGCACCTGTGCGAAAATAAACGTAGGTGGCAAGATAAAGATCAGCCGGGCAATCGTATCGGCTTTCAGTCTTGGCTAAATTTTTACGCTAAGAATACTGGTACAAAGAAAAAGAAGACATATACTGATTTTACTAAGAGCGCATATTATATTGCTTTTGTAAAGTTCGGTCATTATTGTGTTGATATCAAATGTATTAATGTTACTCGTTATGCTGATTATTTGTTGAAGAACAAGATCAGCATTGATAACTGGTGCAGTGATAAAAACTATACTAATTTTCTAATAGAATATCTTAGAACCGAAGACGCAATGGATGCTATTGCTCGTAGTATCGAAACAACTATCGATCTTAGTAAAGATGTAGGTATTGAAACTAGGGACTGTTTGCGTTATGCCAATAGAAACAGATTAGTTCATCATATTACTAATGGCAAAATTAGTCCATGGATGTTGTATCAGAGCGAAAGCGGTATCAAGTTCTTAGAAGAATTAGATGAAAGTCATCAGAAGATGATCATTGACTATATTAATCCAGAACAATGGGCTGTTAGATTCAAGCGATATCCAGAAGTAGTTAGTCAGGTTAAGGAACTATTGAATGCAGCAGGTTACTAACAGGCATTTTCATATGGATGCCAAACTGTTCGATACTTGGACTGATATGCTTATAGATAAAGCATACGACTATAGGCAGATTGGCATTTCTAATGAATATTGTAATCAGATTTCAGAACCAGAATACGGTATTCAGATAATAGATTGGTCAGACAAATCATTTGAAGTGGTAGATGACCACAAATATTTGGTATTCTTGTTGAAGAATAGATGACAGAATATAGTATTGGTTTTTTAAACATTGAAAATGAAAAAGAAATGATCCAATGGGCGATTAATAGTTGTCCTACCTTTGTTTATAAATCTACTAAATTCATGCGTGATGAAAAGGGAAACTCCTTGCATAAGTTTTGTTTTGTTGATGAAAAAGACGCTATGTGGTTTAGGCTACATTGGCAATGAGATTCGTATGTAGCTCTGACTTCATGAAGCCCTTCTTGATTGTCAGGGATTACAATTATTATCTTGATAATGAACACGATATAAATGAATGGTGTGATAAATATGTTCCAGG